TTAATGACCTCCTAAAAATGTTTTTACTAAAAAAGTAAATGTAAAAAGAAACAGAATTGCAATAGCAGAAATACCAGCAATAAATAAAAGTTTATTAAACGTTTTTCCGGATTTAATATTCTCCTTATTTTCTTTAGAATTAATTTCTATTGGCTTACTTATCTGCTCCTTACCTTTTAATAAATAATCCGTACTAACATTATAAATTTCACTTAATTTAATAATATTATTGATATCTGGCTTACCTTGGTTACTTTCCCATTTCGATATTGCTTGTCTTGTTACTCCTAATTTTTCTGCTAACTGTTCCTGCGAATATCCTTCATATTTTCTTAACTTCTGTAATCTTTCAGATATGCTCATTAACTCGCCCCCTCTATTCTTCAATTATATAGAAAATGAAAGGTTGCAGTCTACCAAAAAGTGCTGAAAATTTGTCAACGAAACGTTGCTATTCGTTTTTTTGTTATTGTATACGTATAGTCAATATGTTTATTGGGGACTGAATTCTTTCCACAATTCCGCTTAAGAATTCCAAAACAAAAATCAACTTATGATCCTCCAAATATAAAAAATAAAGCATTTATTGAGTTTTCAAATCAACAAATGCTTTTCTTTTTTATATTTATATTATAATACATTGCACAATTTAAAATCATTTATTTTATAAATTTTCTAGTCTATACTATTTACAATATGGTATTAATAATTATATACTTTCACTAATTACTTTATTCAATAAACTTGTATTAAAAAACCGTACTGGATTCCAGTACGGTCATTATGTATGGTGGAGGCGAGGGACACGATTTTAAATCCACAATAGTATTTGTTTCAATAGTATCTTCATATACAATTACTTTCTTTACATATGTTTGTATTATATGTTTTTGTTCTCCAGGGGATTTTTCTTTTATATCAGCATCTTTTTGTATATAAGCTTTAATTAACTCTCTTGACGGTAAGTTAGTTTTTTCTTGCCTTTTAGCCTCTTCTAATTCCATGGAAATTTTTGATTTTCTAAATTCTAAATTATCCATTTTCTCTTTCATAGATGGATGAAACATACCATTAGCTATAGCATTAACAATATTATCAATTTGAAGCTGTATACTATTTAATTCATTCTCAAATTGTTTTATATCACTTTTTATTTGAGTTGATTGAGTCCCAGCATAGTTAAGTATTTTATCAATAATGTTATCCATTGCTTTGGGAGTGAAAAGATCATGAATTAATTGATTTATTACTGCATCCTCAACAAATTCTTTGTTTATAGATTTTGCATTACAGGTGTGATTTCTTTTACGTGTTGAACATTCATAAGCACAATATAAAGTCTTATTTCTACCTGCATATCTTCTATTACCAACCATAGCACCACCACAATTACCACAAAAAATAATTCCACTTAGTAGGTAAATTTCTTTTGCACTATACGAAGCACTTTTCCTTTTATTAACAATCATCTTATTTTTAACAGTATTCCAAACTTCATCTGATATGATTCGAGGCATACCGCCCTTAATTCTAATGATTTCATCATCTGACTTTGATTTATTATTATTCCGTTTCCCATTAATTTTTTTAGAGCTTCTATTAAATACATAAGTGCCACTGTATTTTTCGTTTGTTAAAATAGAATATATGCTATTTTTACCAAAAGGTTTACCTTTTTTAGTTCTATATCCTTCTATATTTAATTTGTTAATTATTTTAGTATAACTACATCCATTAACATACATTTTGAATATAAGTTTTACGATTTGTGCCTCAGTTTCGTTTATTACATAGGTCTTATCTGGATTAACATCATAACCTAGGGGAGGACTGCCACCTGTATGTTTACATTGTAGCGCTGTTTCTTTCATACCTTTCATAACTTCTCTTGCAAGATTTTTTGAATAATATTCAGCCATACCTTCAAGCAAAGATTCAAGTATGATACTTTCAGGACTTCCGTCCAAATGTTCAAGCACAGAAATAAGCGTTACACCATTATCTTTAAGTCTTTTCTTATAGACAGCAGAATCATATCTGTTACGAGAAAATCTATCTAATTTATGTACTATTACAGCATTAAAGGTTCTCAGCTTGCTATCTTCTACCATTTTTAAGAATTGAGGTCTATCGTCAGTTGTAGCGGATTTTGCCTCATCTATATAAATTTTAGTTATTTCAATGTCATTATGTTTGGCATATTCCTTTATAGCCCTTATTTGGGCATCTATACTTTCTTCTCTTTGATTATCAGACGAAAACCTGCAATATGCGGCTGCCAATATCATAATATCAACTCCTTTAATACAAACTTATGTTCTACTTGAAATTAAAAAAATATATAGTACCTACATGCGTGCCACCTTTCTTAAATCATGTCAAACTTTAATTTTAATAAATCAGGTAGAATATTTTCAGCTTGAGCTATTTCATCTAATGTATATCCTTCGTATTTATTTAAAATATCATCCTGTATCAAGAATTCAGAGGCAAATAAATTAGCTTCTCTTTCTATTTTAGATGTTAAAAACAATGTCCTACTTTTCATAAAATAGCAATTAGTTTTTTCATGTAATACAGCATGTCCTATTTCATGAGCTAATACAACAATTCTTTCATATTCATTTAGGATAGAATTTAAAAATATAGTTTTACTACGGTGTAAGTGCATATATGAGCCAGCGCATGAAGACCCTAAATTAGTTACTACTAAAACAACACCAAGGCATTTAGCTAACTCGTACACGTTGTTTGTCTTATATTTTGTTACAAGAGCCCGTACTATTGTTTTTATCCTAGAGTGCATCCTCAAACATCCCCTTTATTATTTTCTATACTTTTTAGGAGTATATTTTTCTTTGTTTTTTACCTTTATAGTTTTTAAAGCTAATTCGAGGGCGCTCCGAAATAATTCTTTGTCATCTTCTTTCATTTCTATGTCATTATAATAAGTTGGTCCATCTTCTTTTTTATCCAATTTATCCATAATGGAATCAACATCTTTAGCTATATCTCTTAAATCCCTTTTGTTTAATTCAGGTTTAGTATTATTAATATTGTCATTACTTATATTTTCACTATCGAAAAATTCATTTACAGAAACGCCTAAAGCATCAGCGATTTTTTGTAATGTTTCAGTAGATGGATTAGTTTTTATTCCTTTTTCAATATTACTAAGGTAACTCCCACTAATTCCAGCCTTTTTAGCTGTTTCATTTAATCCTAATCTTTTAAATAATCTTATATTTTTTATTTTTTCTCCATTCAATCTGTTCACCCACTTTATAAACAATTATCTTATGGATAATATTATAATCTCACAGTTAACAAAAATCAATAGAAAATAAAGAAAAATTGAGAAATTAGCTGTAAGATAATAATATTTTACTTTTATCATTATCTATGGGATAATATAAGATTAGCGTTATCTGTGAGATAATGATATTATTATCTCACAGATAAACAAAAGGAGGAAATAAGTTGAATAGGATAGATGTAATAAGATTAAAAAAAGGTCTCAGCTATGGTTTTATAGCTAAAGAAGCAGGATTAACACCAGCATATATATGCTACTTAGCTAAAGGCAAAAGAACTAATCCAAGCTTGGAAGCTATGCAGAAAATATCGTCAGCGTTGGGCGAGAGGGTAGAAAGAGTATTTAAACTGAATGAGGAAAGAGAGGTAAGTTAAAAGAATTAAAAAAATAGCAATTCAAAAGTTAGTCATTCCAAAAAAAACTTATCACGTCATATCAAACATATTACATTTCAATAGTGCCGCAATGGCAAATAAAAAATAGGAAGGATGAAAATTAAATGGATTATGTAAAAGTTTTAGAGCACCAGATCGTAGAATTGGAAGAGGTCCAAGAAGAACTAATTAAGAAGGTTACAAGCAGAAAAGAAAATGTTACTTACACAGAAAGAACACTTAATGTTCTTGCAGATACTTCTGTAAGAATAGAAAGTTTGATTCACTCACTTACAAAACTTAAGAAAAAAGAAACCGTTACTAATAGTGATAGCAACGGTTGGAATTTAATTGCTATAGGCAGTAAGGTTGAGAATACCCCAGAGTTTCAAGAGTATGTGCAACGTTCACTGGAAAAAATGCAGTCACACTATCGCAAAAAACAGTGATTTCTGGAACTTTAACAATTTGATTTTGAAAAATTAAAAAACCATCTTCAACAGTAATCATAGAATCATTAGAAGATTGTAATAAATCTTTTGTATTAATTGATGTAATGTGACTTTTCATGCTATCTATTGTTTGAACTAATGTTGTAGAACTTTCGTTGTACTGTAATTTAGTTTTTAACTTTCCAATAATTAAGCCAGATACAGTTAGCAGAGCAACACCATCATCGTTATTAGGATTTTCTTTGTTAAAAAGTTGAGATAAGGTTTCAAAAGTCAAATATTTAGATGAAATAACTTGTGGCATAAAAACACCCCCTTTCAACAAAATTTTACCATAAGGGGACAAACAGTAAAAGGAAGTGAGAAATATAAAGTTGAGTGATATAAAAATTGAAACTGAATTTAAACACTTATTGCCACCACTAACAGAAGAACAGAAATCAGAACTTGAAAAAGACATTATAAAAAATGGCTGCTTAACTCCTTTAGTGGTTTGGAACAACATTTTAGTAGATGGACATCATAGGTATGATATTTGCACTAAAAACAATATACCTTTTGACCTAACAGAAATGGATTTTAAAGACAAGCTTGAAGCTATGGAATGGGCTTGGAGTAACCAAAAAAATAGAAGAAATCTTAACAAATATGAATTAGCTCAAATAGCTCTTAAGTTCAAGCCTGTAATAGAAGCTAAAGCAAAGGAAAATCAATTATCAACTTTGAAGCAAAATACCGTTTTGCAGAAATCTGCGGAACGGACAAAAGATAAAAAGGTTTGCCAGAAATCTGATAAAGGTATTAAGCCTATAGATACTAGAGAAGAATTAGCTAAAATAGCAGGAGTAAGCCATGACACAATTCATAAAGTTGAGGTTATAGAGGAACAGGCTCCAGAGGATATTAAAAAGCAAGTCAAGGCTGGAGATCTGACAATAAATAACGCCTATGTTCTTACTAAGTCAGCTGTAGAGGCTAAAAAGAAAAATGAACAGTTTGAAAAACAATATCAGGAAGAACTTGAAAAAGAGGAACATGAGAAGGAGGAAAAGAAAAAGCAGCAGGAGCTTGAAAAATCATTACCTGAAAATGCAGTTGTACTTGATAAATTCAGAAAAACAAAGGAAAAGCATATTTTTGGGATTGAGGATTTTAATAATCTAACTGAAGAACAATTTGATAAATGCCTTAAACACTGTAAAAAATATCAGGATACTATTTATAAAGTGACAATGTTAAGTACAAGTGAGGATTCATTAATGGCTTGGAACTGTATATTGGAAACTCAGCAGGAAGTCAATATAGAGCTTGAAGATATTGACATGGCACTTAAGAACTTGATGAGAATACAAAACTATTTCAAAGGGGTGAAAAAAAATGAGTAATTATTCTAGTCTTGAAAAAAAAGCAAGGGAAGTAATACTTGAGCAGATGGACGAACTTGGAGAAATAACAACGGATGCTGTAATGGAATTAATAAGGCCACATTATATTTTTGATATTAAAAAGCTCAGGAATCAAGCTTTGAGGCGAACTGCCAATAGTTTAATGAGAAGGTATAAGGATGATAAGGGGATAAGAACCTGTTTTAATTACAAGGATGATGGTGTTTCTAAATATGTGAATGTAGATAAAACTAAAAATCTTAATGCTCTTGAGGCTATAGAAAGCCAATTAAATAAGAAATATAAGGGGTTGAATGAATCTAAGAAAAAAATAAAAGCTAGGAGGCAAATACTTTCTGGTCAGTTATCCATAAAAGATATTGAAGTTAAATAATTAGGGGATGTGATGAATTTGTATAAACTTACAAGGAAAATACTTGATAGAAAAACAGGTAAATTAGTCAGCTCTCAAATAATAGAAAACGTTGATATGTCTGAAGAAGAATATTACAAACCTATAGTAGAAAGTGTTACTAAAAAAATCATGAATGATTTAATAAAGGCAGGTGATACAAAATGATTAAAATAATTTCAGAAAAAGAAGCAAGTAAGGTAATTGATACTAGAAAGCCTATAGGTCAGTTTTTAGTATTGGACAAGGTAGGATTTACAGCCATAGACAATCAGACAGGAGACGCATGGACAGAAGGTTTTAAAGATTTAAACGATTGCCTTAAGTGGTTACAAGGATATAATAGTTTGGAGAATTTTTTGGAGGTGATTAATCATGAATAAGGACAAGCCATGGTATAGGCAGTCAGTAGAAAGCAAAGAATTCAGGAAAGGTTTGAATGAGACCAAACTTTTCAGATTGTATATGTTGCTTGCAAGTTTAATTAAGGAAGAAAGAGAAGGTCAGAAAGTTAGCACAAGGATTGCAATAGTTAGGAAAGAAATTGAAAGGAGGAAAAAGAGTTGAATGAGAATTGGTATGCCTTAATAATAGCAAGCCAATTTCCGGTTACTGTAGAGCAGGCATTTCAAATTTTAGATGCTGGAAAGAGAATTACAGGCAGAAAGGAAAAGTATGTAAAGCTGACAACCAAAGATTTAATGGAAATGGAAAGATTAAGAGGTCAAGGTCTCACATACAGAGCTATTGGTGAAATGTATGGAATGAGTATGAATGCCACATTTAGGAGGTTAAAGGCATTTAGAAAGAAGGTGAAAAGGAATTGAAAAAATTTGGTCGAGTAACAAAGATAATGAGAAAGGAAGTGATACAGCTTAAGGAACAGGGAGAATCATATAGAAACATAAGCTTAAGAACAGGAGTTCCACAAAACTATATAGCCAAAATACTAAAGGAGGTCAGATCATGCTAAGAAAATTATTTGAGAATGGAGGCATTGAAGTAAACGACCAGGAGTTTAAAGAAATTTTACAAATAACAACGGATGATATAAGGGAGAGCCGCATTAAGTTTGGTAAAAGGACAAGCTTAAATGAAGTATCTCGTATAGCTCTAAGAGCTTATAAGGTAATAAAGAGGGTGGTGGTAAGTTGATTTATTGTAAGGTTGGAAGATACCCAAGGGGGTTAAAAGAAGCTTTATGTTGTATTTATTGTACAAAAAATAAAAATTGCCCTAATGCTTGTAAGAGCACAAATAGTGCCTGCAATCTTAGTTTTGAAGTAAAAAAAGAACCCTTTGCAGAGGGTCAAAAATAAAAAATTCGATAGTTCAATCTTAATATAGGATTGGAAATAAGTCAAATGGAGGAATGGAAATGAAATTTTATGAAGACGAGACTTTAGAAAAAATAGGATACGATTTTTATTGTGATATTGCAATAAATATTGTTAATAAAAGAAAAGAGTTGGGGTTAACTCAAGGAGAACTAGCTAAAAAAGCAAAAATAAGATTAAGCAGATTGAGTAGAATTGAGGCTGTTCAATATCGCATAAGGCTTGATGAAATTGAATGTTTGGCGAAAACGTTAGATGTGACTGTTAATAATTTAATCAATTCAGAAATAGATAGTCAAGTTGGCGATTGTCTGTACCTTGTGTATATGGAAAATTGTGAAAATTTTAAATTATATTCAAGAGCTAGTAGCAAAAGAATGGCTTTTTTAAAACTTGAGAAAAAGCTAAATGATCAAAGACTCACATGGTTCAGTACTCCAAGAACTAGAGTTTTTGTTAAATTAGTTGGCGTACCTGTAGTTAAGCAAGAATTAGAGGATAAGTTACCTAGGTTTAAAGAAGACCAAGAGGTTGAAAAATAGAAGATTCAAAAAGTACTTAAAAATTAAATGGAGGAATGAAAATGAAAAAATTAAATATAAAGTCAGAAAATTGTTTGTTAGAAGTAAATGATTATGGTGCAAGCATAAACGGTATAGACCTAGGAAAACTTGTTAGGAATAACCTTCCTAAGTTAAAGAATTATAAGGACTATCCTGTAAAGTTGAATTTATCTATAGAGCTTTTAGGTAATGAAGAACTGGAAATTGATCCTACAGGGTATGAAATACCTTACGAAATGCCCAAAGAAGCTGAAGAAAATGAGTAAGTCAGCAAATGAGATAAACAGGCCATTTACAGCATTAGTGGCAACAATTAATAGCCAAATTCAAATGCTGAATGTTGCAGGGTACAAGCTTTATGATGTTGAGAATCCTGAATATTATATTGAAAAGGTTGCTTATGATCCACAGGATGATGAATTGAAATTTACTTGTAAGGAGGATTGATATAGCATGGATCATTTGAAATTTAAGATATTACACATCACAAGACATTCAGATGTAACTTGCATCACAGCTGAATGTCTAAAGGATGGCGAGGTTTTTGAAATAAGTATGCTAACTCTTTCTATGGGCGATAGAGATTTTATAAGAAACACATTAAAAGATCGTTATTTAGAAACAGTTGGAAAGGACATAAAAGAAGAGGAAATAATTTAGGAGGGATAATATGGCAGATAAAAAAATGGTGGTTTTAAGTGAAAGCCACACAATGTTAAATAAATTACTAGAGACTAAGCAGGAGGCACTACCAAAGGATTTTAATAAGGCGAGGTTCTTACAGAACTGTATGACGGTCTTACAGGATACTAAGGGGATTGAACAATGTCAACCTATAACTGTAGCAAGGACAATGCTAAAGGGTGCGTTTCTAGGGTTAGACTTCTTTAATAAGGAATGTTACGCAATACCATATAAAGATAATTTGCAATTTCAAACAGATTATAAGGGTGAAATTAAACTTGCTAAAAAATACAGCTTCAGTCCAATAAAGGACATATACGCCAAAATAGTAAGGCAGGGTGACGATTTTCAAGAGGCTATTGTTAATGGCCAACAAACCATAAACTTTACGCCAGTACCATTTAACAATGGTGAGATTATAGGGGCATTTGCAGTGTGCCTCTTCCAAGATGGAAGTATGCTTTATGAAACAATGGCCAAACAAGAAATTGAGAATACAAGGAAGAACTTTTCTAAAGCTCCAAACAGCCCAGCATGGACAAAGACACCAGGGGAAATGTACAAGAAAACCGTACTCCGAAGATTATGTAAGCTTATAGAACTTGATTTTGATAGCGTTGAGTGTAAAAAAGTTTACAATGAAACTTCCGATTTTGAGTTCGAAAATCAACAACACGAGGTTTCAAACTTTGATAAAAAAGATATTGACGAGGATAAAATAGTTGAAGCTAATGCAGAGGTTGAAGAAGATGTTTCCGAGGTAGGTGAGAACGTTGAGGGAAATTAAATTTAGAGCATGGCATAAAGAAAAACATAAGATGTTTGGAGTTCAGAAAATGAGCTTTAAAACAGGAAAAATATTGCCTTATGGTTGGAATATGGAACATGATGGCGTTGAATTTGAATTAATGCAATATACAGGGCTAAAAGATAAAAATGGTAAAGAGGTTTTTGAGGGTGACATAGTAAAAGAACAAAATATGTTATCAGTTTGTATATTCCTTGATGATATAGGAGCATATGCTTTTATTCCTATTGAATTATATAAGCAAAACAGAAATGATTTATATTTATATTCTAATTTCCATTTAGTATATAACCTATTTGAAGAATATGGTACAGATTGTTTCTTTGATAATGATGTACCACACAAATATGTCGAAGTTATAGGTAATATCTTTCAAAATCCAGAACTTTTGGAAGTAGGTGAGTAAATGCCAGTAACTAAAGAAAATTATTTTACACCAGAAAATGACAAAGAATATATGTCCGTGAGCTTGTTTAAGTCCTTTAAGAAGTGTGAAGCCAAAACAATAGCAAAGCTCAATGGTGAATGGGAAGACGACAACAAAGACGCTCTTTTATTAGGTAGTTATGTTCATGCATGGAGTGAAGGAACTTTAGAAGAGTTTAAAACCAAACACCCTGAAATGTATTCTTCTAGGGGCAAAACTAAAGGCCAACTAAAATCAACATTTTTAATTGCGGATAAAATGATTAATACTCTAAAGGATGATGAATTAGTTAAACAAGCAAGAGAAGGCCAAAAGGAAGTTATTCAGACAGCAGAGCTTTTCGGAGTTCCATGGAAAGCCATGTTTGATATATATAACCCTCAGAAAAAAGTTATCGTGGATTTAAAGACTACAAGGAATATTCATTCAAAGTTTAATGGAAATGAGAATTTCATAACACACTATGACTATTTA